GACGAAGATTGGTTAGGTAGCGGTAACTACAGTGAAGACGTTGCTGCTAGAAAAGAAATTACTGGTCAGAGATACTGGCAGGGTTACGAAGGTAAAAATACTTATCCTGCAGAAGCTAGCCGTGAAGTTACACTAACTGAGTCTTGGATTCGGGTAGATAGAGACGGAGACGGTATTGCAGAGCTTAAGCACTTTATTACCGTAGGTAATCATATCCTCTATGAAGAAGATACTGAAACTATTCCACTAGCTAGTATTGTACCAATTGATATTCCACACGAATTCTTTGGTTTATCAATGGCAGACTTTACTCGGTCTTCTACTCTCGCTAGCACAGCAATCCTTCGTGGATTTGTAGAGAATACTTACCTAACTAACTATTCTCCTAAGCTAGCTGATCCAAACGTAGTAGACTTCAGTGCGCTACAAAACATGAAGCCTAAGCAGATTATCCCAACTAACGGTAATCCGCAAGGCGCAGTAGCAGCACTAGCACCAGAAACTATTTCATCAGGTACCGTACCTTTGCTTGAACATCTACAGATGATTAAAGAACAAGCGACAGGTATGTCAAAGGCTGCACAGGGTCTAAACGATACTCTTTATGTATCGGGTAACTCTGAACAGAAGCTTTCAGCTGTACAATCAGCTGCTCAAAAGAGGATCCAGCATATCGCGCGTAGATTTGCGGAGACTGGATTTAAGCGACTTATTAGTGGTATCTATAATACCCTTTATCAAAACATGAAAGGTAAACAGACTTATGCCATGGACGGTATCTACGGTACTGTAAACATGAGTGAGTTACCATCACGTATGGACGTTGAGATTATGTTAGATATTGGTGAAAACTCTAATGCTAATGCTATTAATAAGCTTAGTAGGATTGGTGCAGAAATACTACCATCACTAAACCAACAAGGTGCAGGTATGGTAATTAAGCCAACAGCCCCTGCAGTATTAGCAACTAAGCTAATTGAAGCAATGGGTATCGATAGTAATGATTTTCTTGAAGACTATACTCAAGAAGACTTTGTACAGAAGGCAGCTCAAGTGCTTGATAAACAGAGTAAAGACGCTCAGCTTGATAAAGAAATTGAACAACGTAAAAAGATAGCAGATGCATCACTAGCAGAAGCCAACGTTGGTTACACTAACGCTCAAGCTAAAAATACTATGGATGATAATGCTCGTCAGTTAGCTGTGTCTATTGATAAGCACTTCCAGGAATGGGCAGATATTGCTATTAAGGCAACTAAAGAGGGTGCAACCTTACCGGAGCATCCTTCCTATGATCAGGTTCTTATGCTTGCCCGTCAAATTATTATGGGGCAACCTGAACCACAACAACAGGAAATGACACAACAAGATGGACAAGTACCGCAAGACAGCTGAGACGAAGCTAGGTAATACTAAGTCATACGGTAATCATAAAGTTCATCCTGAAGAATTGGCGCGAAGGGCTCATGTTAAGGGTCACTTCGCTGCCAAGGAACGGGATGAATTCTTTGATGAAGTATACGGTGAGGTTCTAATCGACCTCTTTATTGAATGGCTCAAGACGGAGCCGCATGAAACAAAGTCCCGTGAGTTTCTCTATAGCTCTGCTATGGCACTAGGAAGTGTTAAAGAAAAAATGATAGGCTTTGAAATGTATGGGAAGAATATTCCGCATATGATGGAGGACACTAATGGCGAAACGACTAATTGATTACGCCCAACTTATTAAGAATTATGAAACTATGATTGATACGCTAGAGTATGACTCTATGCGAAGTGCTGGAAAAGCTAAGCTTAATGCTGAAGTACTTTATTATATGCACGCACTTAAAGATCGTTATAGTTCTAAACAACCTAAACCTGTAGTAACACCTGTTACTAAGAAGGGAGGTAATTAGAAATGGAAGATACCAATGCAACCACAGACTCTGCCCGTATGGATGACTCTGTAGCAGTGGAAAGTCAAACTGAAGAGTCATTGCTGGCTGACATTATACGAAATTCAGATTTCGTTGATACTCTACCCGATGAGCAAGTACCGCAGTTAGACACGGAAGAAGCTGATGACGAAGACCCAGAAGATTCAGTAGAAGCCGATAACGCAGATGATGAAGAAGAAGATGAGATTGATGAAGAAGAAGCAGCGGATGAGGATGATACGTCTACCCAAGAAGCCGATGTGTATACTACTGAAGATCTTGACTTGGATGCACAAGTACTCGTTAAAATTGATGGCGAAGAAGTTGCTGTATCCTTTAGTGACCTTATCAAAGGTTACTCTACAGAACAACATCTCTCTAACAAGGGTCGAGAACTTGGTGATGCTAGGAAGCAAATGGAAGAGGAATACAATAGTAAGATTCAAGAAATCTCTACTATGGCACAAGCCTCTGCTGCTATCCTATATAGCCAAGAACAAGAACTTTCTAAGGAATATCATGCTATTGAATCAGCAATTGAGAAAGCCCGTGAAGAAGGTGACACCTACGAAGTAAACGAACTTAAAGATAAACGTGAACAAGCTCAGAAAAATTATTGGGCAGCAAGCAAACAGCGTGAAAGCCTAACTGAGAATGTTAGTAAACAACTAGAACAACAAACTGCTAAACAGTGGGAAGCACAACTGAATTACTTTACTGAAACAATTCCAACGCTAATTCCTGACTTCAATGAAGATACAGCTATGGCGATTCGTGAATTTGCTCTCGAAGAAGGTATTGCAGCAGAAATACTTGACACTATTACAGATCCAATTATTGTTAAATTTGTTGATGATTATCGTCGTTTAAAACAAGGCGTTTCTAAAGGACAGGCTAAAAGAAAAGTTACTACTGTTAAAAAGGCTCCGATACGTAAGGCTAAAACTCGTACTCAAAAGGAAACGACAGCCGCACAACGTACACGGGAAAAAGCACTTAGTGGTAATGCAACTGCTGAAGAGCAACAAGACTTCCTTAGAAGTTTAGCACAACGCTCGTTAAACTTATAATACCTTGGAGGGTATAAAAAAATGGCTAATAATCTTGGTGTACGCGGCACCGGAGGTCCAGCAGGACCAGCTCGCGG